GTGCGGCTGAAAGCAACGCACTGCACCCCAGCCCGCGCTTCGAGTGTGTATGCGTGATCAACCTGCACGCCGACGCCATCCGGACCGCTCAGCGGGTTCGTGCGCAGCGCACCGGCCTGGATCGAATAGGCCGCTACTGGCTGGACATATCCGCTGCAGGCTTCGTCTGTTCCAGGGAAGCCGCCTGAACCAGTGCGACTTGCAAGGGTTCCGGCAGTGACTTGCCCCTCGCCTCGGCGCGGCGGAGTATCCCGGCGCACGCCTTCGCGCTCAAAAAGTACCGATGCGGGATCGAACCCTTCTCTAGCACTTGCCACAACGAACACACGGCGGCGCCGTTGGGCCAGGCCGAAATATTGGGCGTCAAGAACCCTCCACGCGATTGCTCTTTTGGGTCCATACACACAACCAGCGTCCGTCCACCGCTTCCCTGAAGGCTGCAGTTCGCAGTCCTCCCCAGCCAGCGCGCCAAGAAAGCAGCCGAAGGCGTTGCCTCGGTCGGAAAGTACGCCTGGGACGTTTTCCCAGACGGTGATGGATGGTTGCTTTCCTCGGGCAACCCGAACATGGTCAATTGCATCTGCGAGCCTCACGAATTCGATAGTCAACTTACCGCGTGCGTCCTGTAGGCCCGCGCGCATCCCTGCAACACTGAACGCCTGGCATGGTGTTCCGCCGACGAGTACGTCAGGCGCATCAACGGCGCCGGTCAGCACTTCCGTCGCGATCTTGGTCATGTCGCCCAGGTTCGGCACTTCCGGGTAGTGGTGAGCAAGCACGGCGGCCGGAAAGGCCTCGATCTCGGCCAGCCACGACGCGCGGAATCCCAGCGGATGCCAAGCAACGGAAGCGGCTTCAATGCCAGAGCAAACTGATCCGAAGTTCATTTCCGTGCTCCTACGCCGCGCTGGGTGCTTCCGTCAGCACAGACGACGCGATGGTCATTGCCGCGGGATAGGCCTATGCCTGCCCCGGTGATTGCTTGAGGGCGGAAGCCCTGCTTCTGGAGAGCCAGAACGGCCAGGCGCTGCTGAGACGGCATCGCGTAGATGGCCTGACGGGTCTTGGCGCAAGCGGTGTGCTTATGGCCGTTGCGTGGATTGCCGCAGATGTCGCAGCACCACTTCAGGTCCAGGCCTTCGTGAATGCGGCCGGTGCCGATGGAGGTCGTCATGCCTTCGCCCCCTTGAACATTTCGCGGAGCTTCTGCAGGTTCTCGCGGCCAACCTCCGGCGTGCGCACCGATACCGTTTCAGGCAGCGCCAAGGGAATCTCGCGCAGCGGCTGGCCGGTCATCACCATGCGGATAGTGATCGCGTAGTTCCGGTCGAACAGCTTGCGGCTGCGTTCCTCTGGCATGTTGGCCAGCTCGTAGAAGCCGGTTTCGCAGGCGGCGTGATGGACTGCGGGGTGCGACCAGTTGCGCTCAGCGGCCGGATGGGCGTTGGCGCAGGCTTCCCGGTATGCCTTGGCTGCGTCGGGCAAGCCCAGCATCTCCGGAGTCGGCTCACACCAGCGGATGAAGCGACCAACGCTCGGGGCGAAGTCGCCACCGGACTTGCGGCACTGCTCGATGCCGAAGCGGATCTGCTCGATGGTGTTGATGCCGGCAGCCATGAAGCCCTTGATCCAAGACTTTTTCGCCGCGGTCAGCGCCTCGTCGTTCGGCCAAGCCTGCTTCCATGCCGGGAAGATGGATTGCAGCTCCACGAATAGCTTGTTGACGACGCTGGCTGTGCCTTGGTCGATAGCGCGTGGCGCAGTGACCGGCTCAGGAAGGGCGACGTGGTTTGCGCTGGTGGCGGACGGGATCAGATCCTTGACGTTGCGCATCACAGATCCCCCAGGTCGTTCGCCCAGCTGGTGTCGTCGCCGTGGAAATCAGGGATGGCGTTAGCCTGACGCGAAGGTTGGCGGCGGTCGTTGCTGCGACGGTTTGCGATCCAGTCCGCCTTGAATCCGCGCCACCCTGCCTCTTGAGCCTCGGCCAGCGCGTCGTCAGCGCTGATTCCAGCGGCTACACACTTGGAAAGCTCTTCGTTCACGCGCTTCCAGACGGTAGCCGTGACGGCGGCGCGCATCTTCTTGCGGCAGGTAATCCAGTCTGCAAGCACCTGCTCCGATGCGCCGTGCGGGTTATCCAAAAGCAGGTTGGACAGGGTGAAGGTTTCGGCTTTTGCCTTTGCGGCCGCCTTTGGCTTTTGCGCTGGCTCAACCTGAGTTGGTTCGACCGTTGCGCGTAACACTACGCCAGTAGTGTTTATGTCTTTACTGTCTTTAAAGGGTGCCGGAAATGGCACTAAGGACGTGCCGGAAATGGCACACTGTGCTGGTTTAGGTTGAGCCTTCTTGTCCTCGTTCTTCGGGTCAATTCTCCACTCGGAAACTGGACTGATACCAATCGGCCCCTTGCTTCCACCGGCACGATAGATAACCCGCTGGCGGATCAGCTCACTAACCATGCGCGAAACATGCTCACGACGTAGATTTGCGAGCTGAGCGATGGTCGCGGCAGCAATCCGTGCGGTGGCCACGTTGTAGCCGACGGTGAAACGGTGAATAGCAAGAGCGACACGAAGCTCACGGCCGGAGAGATCCGCGCCGATCAATGCGTCGTAAAGGTCGTTGTCCATCCGGGTGAACCCCCGTTGGGTGTTGCCAATCTGAATAACGTTTGTCATGATTCGTCCTGTATGTTGTTGCTGTTGAAGAAGCCACCCTCGTCCGGTGGCTTTTTTATTGGTCCTTTTCAGGCCCTCGCTTCCTTGCCCTGATTAGGGCTAGGTCTGTTACTTCTGCTGCTACCAGTCGGCTTCTAACTGCCTTATGGTTCTCGGCGATCATCTTCAGGATTTGCCCTGCTGCGTCCTCGACCGACTGACCCAGGCCGTTCGCCATCTCCCGCAGGAACCTCCGTTCCTCGTCGTCAAACTCCCCCAACTCAATCAGCTCACCCACAAACTTCCCCTGCTCAGTGCCTCTAAACGGCGGTACGCTGCTCGGCAGTGGCAGACTGCCCCTTAGCCTCGCGGATGAACTCTTTAATCAGGTGGCGGGCTAACACGGCTGGCTGCATGCGCATCTGGCTGGCCAGCTTCCGGAACTCGCAGTCGTCGTAGTAATCCAGTCGGGCTTTAACGATCTGTTCTTTCTTGTGGCGGGGGTTGTCATACATGGCGAGGAATCTCCTTATCTCTGCTGGGCACGGGTTACGCTGCTTTGCGGGACGCGGAACGAGTGGCTTTCTTATGCAGTCGCTCGATCTCCTTGCCGATCTCGTACCGAACAGACGTACCCTTGAGGGCGCGGTTAATGTTCGGTTGGCTGGTCCCGCTAGCCTCGGCAATTTGCCGCTGTGAGTAGCCCAGACTGGCCAGTTCACAGAGCATCTGTTGGATGGTCATTTGATACGATACCAATCAGGTTATGTATGACCGATGATACGCAAACGCATGACTTAGAGCAATACAATCTCGATATACAAAACCGTATCGGGGATGAGATGAATATTGCCGCCCGCCTGGCTGGCTTGATGAAGGCCAGAAATTGGTCGGAAGGGGAACTGTCGCGCCAGTCGGGGGTCCCGCAGCCCACGATTAACCGTATACTTTCTGGGGAGAGCAAAAGCCCCAGGCGCGAAACCATCTCAAAACTCGCCAGAGCGTTGAGGGTTCCACCTGAATGGCTGCTCTTTGGAGGTGGGGCTCTAACCAATGTCAGCCCCACGTTGCAGCCACATAGGGAAGCGAGGAAGTATCCCTTGATCAGTTGGATTGCTGCGGGAATGTGGGCTGAGTCAGCCGATAATTTCCTGCCCGGTGACGCCGAAGAGTTCATCGAATCAGACGAGAAAGCCGGAGATCGCGGCTACTGGCTGGAAGTTAAGGGGCTCTCCATGGTGTCCCCAGGAGAAGGCCCGAGCTTCCCTCCTACCATGCGCATTCTTGTGCAGCCGGAAGGTTTCGACCTTATAAGCGGCAAGTTCTACATCGCTCGGCTAGGGGAGACCGGCGAGACCACGTTCAAGCGCTATGTGCGCGACGGAGGCGTCTCATACCTTGAGCCGCTAAACCCTTCCTTCAAGACGATTGAGGTTACGGACGGGGTGGAGATCATTGGCCGCGTTATAGATGCCAAGCTGTCCAAGTCCGTGTTCTGACTGCCAATAGCCATCACCGAAGCCCGCCCCGAGCGGGCTTTTTTGTGTCCGCAAACCTCCATTGCGCCCGCCCGACAAACGGACGTTCCGTTTGTTTTCATTCAACCGACAGATAACCGACGCCGTAACGTATGAGCGCCTGCATAAAATCATGCAGAAACGTATTGACCTATCCCATACGTTTCCGTATTGTTCACCCATCGAAGCGCGACACGCTTCAGGGCCTCAAGAGGCCTCGGGTGATCCCGGAAGCTCTTTAGCGACACATCTTGCCGGATCACTACCGGCCCAGATTCAAAGGCAGCGATGAACCGGCCTTAACGGTTCAGAGGGTTGGCAACTGGCCCAGGCGTGCAGCGTAAAGCGTCAAGAACAGTTTTCCGGTGGGCAGGGTCCGCGACCGGAGAGAAAGATTGAAGAGATTGCCCGGTCGCCACGGTGGCCGGGATGCTCTCCAGGGAGCCTTGCCAACAGGGCTTCGCGGAAAGCAGGAGGACATATGCAGCTAATCAGTCACGAGAAGCTGGTCGAGATCATGCATTACAGCCCGGAAACAGGCGTATTCACCCGCAGAAAAAAGGTGAACCAAATGCCAGTCGAGGCAGGTTCGACAGACAAGCAGGGATATCGACGCATCCACTTGATTGGAAAGGTTTATCGGGCGCACCGACTTGCTTGGTTCTATGCCTACGGTGAGTGGCCTATGGCTGAAATCGACCACATCAACGGTGACCGATCTGACAACAGAATCTCCAATCTTCGGCCGTGCACGCATCAGCAGAACAACCACAACCAGCCAATCAGAAAAAACAACCGATCCGGGGTCAAGGGCGTGCACTTCAACCGAAAAGCAGGGAAGTGGCATGGCCAGGTTTGCCTGAATTACCGGATACACCACGTCGGACTTTTTGACGAATTGGAAGCGGCGGCAAACGCGGTAAGGGCAAAGCGAGACGAGCTGCACGGCAGATTTGCAAACCACGGCCGAGACGACTCGGCATAGCGCGCAACGGAGAACGGAACATTCACTGATGCCGATTCGATGAGTCGGCATTGGGAATCAACCGAACGCCGCGACACCCCACGCTCTCAGGTGGTAGTGAGAGCGCAGCGGATGAGATCGGCGAGCAGGTCGCTCGTCGCCACTTTCAGATTGAGGGATAGCACATGGCCCAGTTCAACATCGACGCCAGCCTGAGCAGCGGCAAGAAGCTCCAGTGGCTGGCCATTGCGAATGAAGGCGAAAGCCTGCAATCGGTAGCCGATCAGGTGAAGCGCGCGGCGGGCAAGAAGTTCGGACCCGCCGTGATGCTGAAGCGCTGGGGCGTGATGCGAGCCAGCAACGGCTGCATCACGGTGACGATGAACGCCTAGCCACCCCACCCCCGCAGCTTGGCGACAGGCTGCAGCGGGGATTAACAGAATGGAGAGAGAGATGAAATTTCGACTGCACATCACTCTGCAGGATGACAGCGAAGACATCGTGGTAATTGAGGGCGATACGATTGAAGAGCTGCGAGAGGCCGCCCGCACTCAAGTCCGCATACGCAACGGCAAAGACGCATGGTCGGAAGAGATCGCCTAACCGCCCCATGGGCACCCATCAGCACATAGGAGGATGAGATGAGCGAATGGAGAACGATCGACTCGGCGCCCCGCGATGGCACCGAGATCATCTTGCGCAAAGGCGATCGCGTAACGGCAGGGTCGTGGGTTGAGTGGAGCGCTTCGGCGCCTGAGCACAACTCAATGGGCGCGTATCTAGGCGATGTCGAGTATGACGGCGGCGCCTGCTGGGGCTCATGGGATGGCGGCTTCTGTGAAGATGACGAGCCTACCCACTGGATGCCACTCCCGCCGCCCCCGAGCACGCCATGCTAACCCTACCCCAAACCCTCCTCCTCATCTGCGTACTAGCTGCGCTGTGGGGGTGGGAGTGATGGAGAGAGAAAGGAGATTGAGCAATGTCTGAAATGAGCCAGATCTTCAAAGACATGACGGTTGAGCAAGAGCGTGAATGGTTAGCCAGGGAGAACGCCAAGTATCAAGAAGACGTAGAACGCTCGCGTCTCGCGATTGCACAGCGAAAAGCCGCTGACCATTACACCAACTGCCGAGACTGTGGCCACTTCGTCCCTAAGGATCTATGGGTTGCGAGGGCGTCCCATGATGCGATCCATATAGGGCTCCGTCCTCTCTGCTCGCCATGCTTCAGCGAATACGATTTCGAATACTAGCCTCACCAAATAACGCATCACACCGGAGCGCGGCCGGCCTACGGGATACCCGCGACGAGGATCAGCCGGACAGTGCCTCGATTGCAGAAAACCCCGGCAGCCATCCATGGGATTTTCCACAGCTTTGCCCGAGGGGATGGCCGAGTGACTGGCGTTACCAGTCGGCATCGGAGAGTGATCTGAATGCGCAGGCTGATGCGACGCCCATAGCGAGGCGACACGGCGGTAAAGCCATTACGTTGT